AAAACATAATATGGATAGCCTTCTGCTTAGTCGGGGGGTTGTCCATTGGCTATATCCAAAGGGATAAACCTTCAGAGGAACCTAAACAAACTATACCTATACCCGAGGGTTATTATTATGACTATGAGTCTAGGTCCTATTATGACCCTAAAGTTGAAAGGCCCTTTGCTACCAGAAACTATCAAAGGCAACAAGCTGCTTGGAGGGAACAACAAGCTAGGAGCTATACGGTTAAAGTAAAGACTCAGTCGGTACAAAGGTCATCGGGTGATGCACTTGAGCAACATGTGGTAGATAAAATGACTTTCACTGAACGTTCAAAGTATAATGCCCTAAAGAAAAGGGAACAACATCAGGATGGCTATAAGGAAATGAATGATAGGATAGATGATTTAGAACAACAACTAGAAGATGTACAGGGAGGAAGACACTAATGGAACCAGTATTCAAAAAGATACATAGGAAGTACCCAGATTGGGAATTCAGAGCAATTGCAGTAAAGATAGAGAATATCGAATACGTAATAGGTTGCTCAAGAACTAAGAAGAAGGAAGCTTTACGTTGGGGGTTGGAAATATACCGATACAAAGATATTGTAAAGGATAACCAACATTACCATAGTCAGAATTTCTCAGAAGTTGAACTACCTGATAAGTATGAGGAAATCTACGCTAAGTATAAAACAATCCATAATGCACAGCAATGGTCAAAGGATGACTATATAAATGAAAATTAGGTATGATTACATCGCTTCAATATCAACTCTTCCTTATGGTTTTAATCCCATTCCTACAATGGGTATTCACTATAACTACTTTCAGGTCTTACCCTGATTACTATCAACCCCGTCTGCAGGTGATGCCGACCTATGTAGAATGGAAATATAATCTGTTTAGGTGTAGATATCGGGTTTAGAGGTTGTAATAAATCGGAATTAGTCCTAACAAGGGCAACAACATGTAGGAAAGAGACCCAGGTAATCTGGGTTTTTTTATGTGTTATTTAAGTTATTTTGCTGTTGCACAGGTGTAAAATTATATATAAATTTGCATATATAAAATATAAATAATTAAAAAATATGCAACCTACTAAACTCCTAACCATGAAAGACTTTAATACTAATGATGCCGAAGTAAACAGGGCTTTAAAACAGGCACTTAAAACTTACCACTTAAATGAATCCTACAAATACGTAGAAGCCCTCATGTTCAAGGACATATTTCATATAGCAAACAAGTTAACACCCGAACTAAAAGAGGAACTTGAAGTTGCTGCTGATTGCGTATTACCACAACTTTGGGAACTAACCTATACAATGTCCATTAAAAACCCAGAACCCAAATGTGCTTTACATGAGAGATTCAACGAACTTACCCAATGGATTACTGACCGTGAACACCCCGAGGAAAGTCTAACAGTATCCCAATACTATGAATACCATATCCTAAAATCCTTAGTGGATAGCATCGATGACCTTGCTGACCTTAACAATGCAAGTACAGCTTTAGCTGAGGTACAACTTCTTATCAACCAATCAATTCAAAGCTTTTATATCATTAACCTCTAAAAACCTATAACCATGGCAACTTACACAAAAACTCAAATCCTACGTTCTGCAATAAAAACTAACATATTCAGAAAATCAGGTGACACTGCTGCATTAAGAATCCCAACTCCAACTAAGGCTTGGGAATCAGTCAAGAATGACTTTGCTAATCTCCAACAGATATTTCCTACAATGGTCAGGGTCGGAAAGACGGTAGACAAACTATTCATTAACAACCTTGATACCTTGATTCAAGAGGCCAACAACCACCTATGGGAATTGGAACCACAGGACTTATCAAACTCTGATTTCCAGGTGCATGTAGCATCAACTTCTAGAGCGTTAACTCTTCTAAATAATATAATTTAGTATTCTACTTACTTAACTATACTAGACTAAAGGTAATTTAGGCAATAAATCCGTTGCTTTGGGGTAGTATATTTATTATATTTGCATATATAAAATAAATAATTAAAAATTTAAAATTCAAACCATGAACCGAAACACAAAACAAAAAGAAATCATCGAACAACTTCAAAAGAATATAGCTGATGCCATAGCTTATCCAGGGGATGACTGGGGTGCTGCACATAAGGAAGGCAACTTTCATCTTATGTCAATCAAATCCCGATTACAAAATAACCATACTCCTACGCCCTCAGTACTTTCCATATTCCGGGAAGCCTACTCCTATGAACTTCATTACTGCGGGGACTTAGAAGAAACCTATGGGGAACCCGATGCGGACTTAGCTAAGGCAAAACAAATACTTAGTACCCTACCAAATGAATTACCCGATAACTACGAAGGATGCGTTACTTTAAAAGAACAATTCCCAGACATTAGTGCTTTACCCCTATCCCTATGGAGCTATTTCGATGGTGACAAGGAAGAATTGGGTATAGAGTTTGATTTAGGGGATGATGGTACAGATGAAATGGAACAGTCACTGGAAAACCTACATGCCATATTATCCTACTTTATATACTCTCCCGAGCATGAACTCAAGGAATTCTTCGAATCAGAACTAAAACAATTAAAAGTCCTTGCTAAGTGGGCTATACGGTACGAGCTATTGGAGGAATATCAAACTGCTCCTCGCATCATTTTATCCCTAAACGACGTCCAATGTATACTTCCTGCTATTGGGGATTATGCTGCACATGAGGATTGCTTAAACTGGTACCTAGACTTTATAGTATCGGATTCCGGGTACTTCAAACAAAATCAATAACATACAAAGGCTTACACCGGGTAATAAAGGTAATTTAAAAGTTGCCCGGTGTAATTATTATATTTATATTTGCATATAATAATTAATAAAAATATAAATAATTAAAAATAAAACCCCATGAAAATTGACCCAAAGGACCTCAAACAAACAAAGCTTTCACAAAAACCTTATGAATTCCAACTTATTGAAAACCTAAGGAAACTGCTACAAAGCTACATGCTAAAGAAAACCTTAATCGATTCCGGTAATCGGAGGGCTATTCTTGCACTCTATGACAAAAAGGTAACAAAACAAAATATCTTAAAGGTATACCCTCACCAAGTACCCTCAATATTAAATGCCATCATCGATAATCAACTCGATACACTAAACGGAAATTCAGAAGTCATGTTTCACAAATCTAAAAAATACATTTACTAATGGAAACTACACAAATAACACCAATCCAAGCTAAGGCTATATTAGCCTTACTTGATGAAGCCAAAGAACTTGACTACATTACTGAAACTGGGGACTTAGAGCTATTCAGTAATACCTATCCTAAATCAGAAATCGAGGACTTAGAGCTTAAGATGACACATATAGCCAAGCTATACACCCTTGCTCAAAACATAGTGGAACTCCTAAGAGGTTACAAATCCCAAGATGATAACGAACAATTTCAAATATCCTATTCGGATAGGGCCTTCTCTTTTGGATGCCTAGTTGACTACAATGTATCTTTAATGGTTACTTCAAATCCATCCGCAGAGGATATCTTATGGCATCTAAAACGGATGATACTGCCCGAAAACTTTTGCATATATACCTGCCCAGACAATGCTTTGGTAGAGATTGACTCAATGGTAGACGTGGGGGATGAGGAACCATCTTATGTATCTGATGATGAATACGAATTTCCAATATATGTGGATTAGGCAATAAAGGTAATAACCCTGTTGCACGGGGGCAAAATTATTATTATATTTGCATATATAAAATAATAAAATATAAATTTAAAACCTACATAACATGGAAACTCTAATCGAAAGTCAACTAATTGCCCTAATTGAAAAAACCTGGAGAGAACCCTCCCAAGACACAGAAGTAACAAAACTAGTTGCTTATACCTTTGCACGTACTTTAAAGGGTGCTATACTAAACAGTTCTGCTATGGACTGCAACCCAGGTGAGCCAGATGCGGGAACTATCTTTTCAATTGCCCTGCTAAATCCTAAATATAAAATAACGGATGACCAGGTTGCTTTAATCATGGACCACGGTAACCATTGCTTATCGGAAGGTACCATAAAATATATAAACATAGAAGACAATGACATTGCCTTCATCCAATGGTCTAACTTAGGACATTTATAAACATGGAAACAATCTCTTACCACAAATTACTCCAACCTCGGGTAGATGACCTTGCCCGAGTTCTTTGGAAACTTATGGACCACTTCAATCAGGGGCTAGACCAACCAGTTTACCTGGACCCAGTAAAACTGCATCTAACAGTAGGTCCTAATCCTAACATAACAATCAGGACGGTGAAGGTAACTAAAAACACCCTATATTCAAAACTAAAGGTACTACATGCTGAAGGTGTAATCCCTAAATCTATAATCCTATCCTACAACCCAAATGATTTATCAGTACGGATAAAGGACTTAACAAAATTACCCGATGTACACATGTACACAATGTACTACCGGGAAGCAACATCAACATTTGCATTAATCGAATATCCACATTTAAACCTAGACTAAATGAAAACACTAGTTATATACTCAATACATAGACCAGGTATGGAATACCCAGACTACGAAATCACAACTTTGGATTTCAAATATAAACTACCTGCAGAAATCAACTTATCCGACATCGAGGAATGGATTGAAAATGGTAAGAGGGAAGTGGATATTGCATTCATACCGATTATAGCACATACTTGTATAAGCCTGGATGAATTCATAGGTGAAGATATACAGAAAAGGCTAGATATCCTCTCTGATATAACAAATGAATTTGAAATGATGAAGGAAATACAACAGGCAACAAATCCTGGAGAGGAAATAGTTTGGGATGACTGGGATGATGAGACAAGGATAACTTGCTCGGCATTCTTCAACATACCCAAATCAAGGATGGAATACATAGAAACAATCCAGGACCAGGAAACAGGAAACACAATATATACTTACCACATAAACTACTAAACCATGAAATCATTTAATCAAGCCAAACAAGGTGACCATTGCCTACTCCTAGAAAAGGATATGTACGGTACAATAGAAGAGATTGCCGAACTAAGATACTTTGATAAGTTAAAAATCAATGATGACGAGGATGAATATCCGGATTCATTATGGGACTTACTAAGAGACCCGGCTTATGATGATTACAAACCAGAGCATCTGATAGCAGTGGTTAATTTCATCACACCAGAAGAGGAAGTGGATGAAATAAATAGGTACTGCCTGGTATTCGATGAAGGAGACATCCACATCTACGACGAGACAGAATGGGCAGAGCATATTAAGCCCAAGAAACAAGATGGGATAGAGGATACTGAAACAGATAAAACTAAAGAACGAATCTTCTTAGCAGAATGGTATGATACTATAAGAGATAAGTACTGTTATTCTACATATCACCAAGAAACCTATCCAAACCGGGAATACATAATGGGCATAGAAGACATTCCAGATAGCTTCATACCTACTATAACAGAATTCAAATCAGATAAAGACTTAAGGGACTATCTAGCTTAATACTTTAACCACAACTACATAATAGATAATCTACAACTAATTCTTACTATCTACATCTTCAATCGCAGGGCCCTACTCCAAAGGTAGGGCTTTACTGTGGATACACAAAGAACTAACGAAGGAAGACTCCTGGCCTAAGCTAAACATATTAATTTAGAATCCTATGAAACTACCTAGACCACACAACTTAACTAACTTATCACTAAAGTATCAATCAACTTCTAAACAATCCACCAAAACAAGGATACATCAAAAAATCACCAACAAAGTACTAAACTATTATATAGACTCTAATATACAACTATATATGGCTCATATGAGCTTATCGGTTCTAGGACGGGGTTTAGGGGAGAAGGAATCAGGGCTACAGAAAAGCCTCCTAGCCCAAATGGCTGTAGAGCCCGTTGCTGTAGCCAACCACATAGCCCAAGAGGGCGATAAGGCTGTCAATTTATACACTGGTTTCCTAAGCCTAATAGCCACCGATGGCCTTGATTTGATAGCCTCAATCCAAGACAATCTCGGTACCATAAACTCGGCTATTGAGGCCTCAAAACGTCAGGGACAGGGACCAGGAAATCAGGGATTATCAGGGCCTCAAAATCAGGGATTCGGACCAGGATTTGAGGATGCCCGTAAGCTCCCAATCAGGGCTTTTGAGGTACTGTTTAAGGGCTATGATACCTACCTCAAAAGTACCAAACAGGTAGCTGAAGACTTCAAGACATTAGTTCAGGCGAGACAGAGACCTCATGAAATCGGATTAGGAGAGAAGCCAACCTCACCTGTAACCATAAACCTAAACCAACAAAATAACTCTAATTATGTATCTATAGAAGAAGCAAGAAGTATGGTTTTGGGACAGGTTTCTGAGATTAATATTCCTGAGGATGTCAAGGATTTGAATCTATTTGAGAGACATAATTTGAAGGATTGTCCTCAGATTGAGGCCATGTCGGGTTCGGAAACTCAGCTCATTAAGATGAAGAATATAGGTAAGGTTGAGGATATTAAGGAGATTAAGGAATCGGAATTGATATTTGTTTAGAAGGTACCCTTGCCTGGAGTAGGAGCTAAATGGGTACCTCTTTAGCGCCTTACGGCCTTAGGACCATACATTGGAAGCCTGGAGTTTACTTCAGGTTTTTTAGTGTAAATAGTAGGTACCCATACCCGGAATAGCTATAAGGCCTTAAAGCGACCAAGGCGAATCGACTATAGCCTACAAGGCCGAGATGGCAAGGCAGGAGCCAAGCAGGTAGGGATATATAAGGCCAGGCTACTTTAAAGCCTAGAAGGCCCCAATCCATTATATAATATTAATATATTCAATTACTCAGTTACTGTGGGGTTTCAGGGTATAATCTAGTAGTTTAAAGTATAAACTAAGCATTAACTCTTAGCTTTTTAAAAGAATAGTACTAGAGTAGGAGCTATATGGACTTCTATTAACGTATACAGGCCTCAGGAAGCCCTTAGGAATAGTATATAGCCAACAAGGCCCTCAAGGTAGGAGCCAGGGGGTCAGGTAGGAGCTATACAGGCCTTTTTTCCCACCCCCTGCCCCACCCCTTAAAATTGCATTAAAAAATTAAAATATATATTATTTAGAATTATTTTAAATTGAATTTATTTTTAAAATTTATTTTTTATTTAAAATTATATTCTTAATATTGCACTATCAAACTGAAACGAAAAAATAAATTATTAACTTAAAATTAGAAAAATATGAAAAAAGAAAACAGTTATTTTTTAAATAAAATAAATAATATTATTAATTTAAAAAATATAGAATTAACTAAAATTGATAGTTTTTTAGAAATTAAAGTTTCAAGTTATAAAGAAATAAATAATACTATTAATTTTGTTCTTTATTCTAATGAATTAAATAATATTTTAGAATTAATTCATACAATTGTATACGAATTTGCAAGTAATGATATTGATATAAAAAATATTAATACAAATATTGAAACGCATTATATTATTAATAATGATTATTTTTTAGAGATTGCAAAAATTTCTTTAGATATTGAAAATTAAATACTTAAAAAATAATTTAAAAATAATTGAAAAAATATTTGCATAATTAAAAATAATATCGTTACTTTACAATATCAAATTGAAACAAACAAAAAATAATTAATTAATTTAATTTTAATCTTTAAATTTTACTATTATGAAAACTACAAAAAACAATGCAGAAAAAACAGTTAACACAATTGAAAGCAATTTAATAACTGTTAACGCTAATTTAAGCGAAAAACTAAAAGCTATTAATTTACAAACTATTGTAAAAGAAACACAAAGCAATAAAGAACTATACAAATATCCTGCTCATTTGCAAAATTTGAAAAGCAATGAAACAGAAAAGAAAAGTTTTCGCAGAAAATTAAGAACACAAAGCGAAAATAAAATTTATTTATTTATTCAAGCTATGCAAAAAAATGAATTAACAATTGATTTAATAAATGAATTTAAAGTGTTTTATACTGAAAACTTTAATAATAATGATTATAGTTTGCAGTCATACACACAAAAAAGCGAGAAAAATCACGAAAATATTGAGTTTTTAAAGTGTTTAGATGTAGTTTTAAATACTTGTAAAGAAAATTAGTATTAAATAGTTTTTATATCTTTTCTATTCAAAAAAAAGATATTTTTTAATTTATTAATTTTAAAACTTAATTATATGTATTTTGAATTATTCGCAAAAATTTATATAGTGTTTATTTGTTCTTTATCTTTAATTATAACGTGTTTTATATATGTAGTTAATAAAGATAATAAAGTAAAGAAAGAACGTGCAAAAAAGAGCTTTAAAAACAATAAATTTGCAACGTATATATAAATTATATATAGAGGAGTAACTAAATAAAAAAGTATCCTCTATTTTTTTTCTATTTTTTTGTTTATTTTTGATACTACCCCGCCCTCCTACTGCCATAGCCCAAGCCCTAAAATCCCATCTCTGTCTTGTATAGTTCTGAAGGTATTAATTCCCAAGGCCCATTGAACAAGGAACAATCTCCCCCCCTATCCGATTACACATTTAGGGGTCAACCAATTAAGGCCAACCCCATAAAAAATTTTGCCAGGAAATTATCCGTCCTACCCTAGTTCGTCTCGTCTTATACGGATGCTTGTCTTACCATTCCCATCAAGTACTAACTCAAAAGGATGATTAAGGCTTTCAAGTAGAGTACCCAGTTGGGTAGAGGTAATTACTTCATCTAAGAGTACCGCAGTTACGTATCTTTCAGATACACATATAGAGTAATGTTTATCCCTCATAGGTATGTTACTTATCTTCTCAATGACTTGCTCTAAAGGAGAGGTTAGATAAGCGGGTTTAGGTAAAGGTTTTTTATGTAGTACGTAAGGTACCCATAGTATGATGAAAATTAGGCTTAGGGCTAGGAGTGTTACTAATAGGTTATTGCTCATTGGGTTCCTTTCTTATTTGAGGTTGGGTTATTACGTTATTGGATAGTCGTTCGAAGTTACAGATTTTATCAGAGATGTCCCGGTTAGGGATGATGCCAGGTTCTAATCGTTCTGCATCCCAGAGTGGGGAGTCTATAGCTACATGATACCTATTATTGGAAGCCTTTAGCTTGGTTACTTCCTCTTTCAGGTCGGATACCTCTTTCTCTATCTGAATCATAAATTGCCAGTACTCAGATATTAGGTCGGAGTTTTCTGTTGCTAGGATTTTAGCCCTAAGCTTGTCTGCATTAATCATGGTTAGTGTAAGTCTAGGTAAATGGTAAGTTCTTCTTCGGTAAAGATATTTTTAGCGGTGTTGAATCCTGGGTTAGTTGGGTCCGAGATTGGGATTTTAGAACGGGTCTCATATAACCATCCACCCTCTACTTCTAACCTAAATTCCCGGATTACTTCTGCTTCTGTACCTTCAATCGTTACGTGGAAAGGTGGTCTGTAAAGTGGAGGTTTTACATTTGGGTTGGGTCTAGGACTTAACTTGTCTCTTAAGGCTTTAGCTTTAACCAGGTACCAAGCTTCTTTATTTAAGTCCTCTTCTGGGTTGTCGTGCTTAATGCCTGCTCTCATCCGATACTTAAAGGCATTCATCTCACAGAAAGTGATAGTGGGAGTTATACCCCATATTCTTTCCATCATATCTATAACTTCTATAGAGTACGAATTGTAATGCACTGGGTGGTTTACTTGTTCCATCTAGTAGTTTGTTGGTTAGTTAATATAAATTTAGTTAAGTTGTTATTTCCAATACACTAGGAGACAGTCACACTGCCTTGGGTTTCCCCAGTTCTAGGGGCTTAGCTCTGTTCTTCTCAATTTCTTTAAGGGTATCATCTAATAAGCTGGGGTCCCCATTTTCCCGGAAGAAGCCAGCTTCCTTTTTATCTTGGAACTTCATAAGGTCCAAAGTAACCTTAGCGGCATTAATAATTACCTGGGTATTAATCCCAATCACTTTAGCTTGGTCTACAGTTATTTTGCCATCAATCAAATCCTGATTGGCTTTGGCAAGGGTATCAATTACTTGGTTGAAGTTAGTTGTCATTTCTTTGCAATTTTTATATTTCTTAATAGTGATAGGTGCTGCCTCTTAAGTTCAATTAAACTAGGAGTGATATCCTCTTTCTCAAAACCAAGGGCTTTTAACTGGTTCTTTATGTAGTTATCTGATAACTGTGCTCTGTTCTTAGTTTGGTAATCCCTGCATCGAGTTTTATGGGATAGGGGATTACTTAGTCTGTACTTCCTTACTTGGGCATTACATTTATCTTTATGGTTAAGCCGGTAACCACGTTGGTAGGGTTTCATGCACTCTCTACAGTAAGTTTGGTAGCCTGTAGAAGTGCTGGAATGTCGGGAGAATTCTTGGGTACCTTTTTCTACCCCGCATTTCTTACATACTAGCTTTTCCATTGGGGTTGTTGACAGTTAAGTAGTTTACAATGAGGTTTTGTATTTTAAGTAGGGTATCATTGTTATCTACCTTACCTATATTCTCGGTTATGAACTTAATCTTATCAACCTTTAACCTGGAATCAGTCCAGGTGGATTTGATACGTAGGTACTCTTCTCCGGTTAAGAGTTTTATGCTTGTGGTATTTCCCCAATTGGCTTTGTCCCTTAAATACTTAGATGAGGACTTCCCTACTACTCTACCGTCATGGTAAAATTGGTCTAGGTAATTCTCTATAGTTACCCGGGAAGCAGTGGCAGTTTTGATAGCTCTTAGGTACTTATTCTCTCTACCCCCCGGTCCGGTTTCAACAATTAAAACTTTTTTACCCACGAGTACCTCAGGCATTGATTTGAATTCCTCTGTAAATGACATGGTTATTTTTGTAATAGGATTTGTACTAATGAAGTTTTACCAGTTGAGCTGGGCATGGAGTTAAGTATTTCTCTTACCTTCTCCATATCGGAGTCTTTATAGACATGAACAGCATACTTTACAGTTTGGTAAGGGGCATTCTTAGGAGTAAGGACATCTACTGGTTCTACGTATTTCTCTACTTCCATACATAATCTACGGATTACTTCTTTCTCAGCCTGTTTACGTATGTCTTTAACGGTATGAAGGTCAGATTCTTGATACCGCATCTCAGTTCTTAATCTCATGTTAAATCTTTTCTAGGTTCTTAACTACTGCAAGGGCTTCTCTAATAAGGTTTCCCATACCCCTTGATGGATTGATATAGTCCAATCTTTCCAAGTTTCGTAGTAATATGTTATACTCTTTCTTGGACATGGTTATAATAGAAGCCTGGATGGTATGACGGGTATCTTCCTCGTCGGGTTCTGATGTTACGTATTCAATCTCTGGCTGTATTCTACGAAGAAGGATGTCTGTTACTACACCCTTATGCTTTAAAAAATCCCGTAGGTTTGTTTTCTTTTGCTTAGCTATTAGTTTCATAAGTCCCAGATAAATGTTCATTTATAATAGTATCCATCTGCTCAAGAACTTCGTATGGGAGGGTATAAGCTAAAGCTGTTACCCTTTTTTGCATTCTATTCCTTAAAACTTCCTTAGCCCATTCTTGGCATAACTGGGAAGCTTCCCATTCGGTTAATAGGTAGATAGTGGAGTCCATGTTAGTATCTTGCCTACGTTGGCCAAGTACCTGGCTTCTTTGTTTACCCTCTTTAATGTAGAAAGTACGTAGTTGGCCATCATTACAAGCTATTGCAACAGAAGCAGAGTTTATTGCCCTGATAATCTGGAGTTCCCTCTTTACTGTACTCTCATACCCTATTCCTGGGTAATAGGTTTCCCATAAAACTATACGCCCGTAAAGAGCATCTATGTCTCTATGGTAATCCTGTAGTTCCTCTTCAAATTTTCTAATCACGGTAGGTATTCATCTTAAGGTTAAAGTCCTGTAGCGTTTGCTTAACTTCTTCATGGTGGGTTCTCATCTTGGCAAGTTGTAAATCCTTCTCTATAAGTTTGTCAAGAAGGAAGTCATCGAACTTAAAATGTGGCTCACTTTCTTTGTATTGAAGGATGAGTTGGTTCCTGTAAGCTTTCTTTTCTTCGGGTGTCATACTATCTCATGGGGTTTAAGGTAATTCCTAGCTATATGTATTGGAATAGATGTTAAGGAGTTATCATCCTTACCTGAGTAATTAATCTGGAATCTTATGCACCCAAAGGGTTCTGAGATTGGTGTAAATCCCCGTTTAGTGTAGAAGGATACCAGTTTGGAGTATTTCTGGGCATTGTTATTTGCCGGGTATAAGAATAGGAGGCAATTATATTTTATGGATAATTTTTTGAGGTGGTCTATTACCTGGGTACCTATTCCAAAACCCCTAAACTCTGGGGATACTGCGATAGATTCTAAATAAATTAAGCCTATACCCGTGCTTACTTTTAGTTGGATTAACTTCTCTGAGATGTGTTCAGGAAAGTTATATAATTCTTTATCTAATAAGTTTAGTTCCATTATGCAAATAGCGATGTAATATTTATAAATCTAGCGAGTTACTGCAGTTTAATATGAATTTTCTTTAAGTGTGTAGTTTACTTAAAACTAGATTGAATTAATATGGTTTGCCAATTGAACAAAACATAGATTGCATAAATATAGGATAGGAGTACCCAGGTATAAAAGAAGTGAGTTGGCCAGGGTCTCTTACCATTACTCTTCTTGAAATCAGCCATTATAGTTTGGATTGTGATACCAACCATGTAGATTAGCCCGAACATTGAGATAAGTGTGTATAGTCTGTTTACCATGTTATAAAGGTTTTTTAAAACAAAGAAACCCGGATAGGAAGGACCGGGAATCAATGCAGCATTTATGGATACTTAGAAATCAAGCAATCATTAATAGAACTCGGCAATACTAGAAATTCAAAAATAAAGGCAATATGAGGATTTTATCTGTGAATGGTGGGAATGGGGTATTTGTCCACCCACTACGTAAACATTTGATAGCCAATGTAGAATACCGGTCGTTATTTAAAACTCCCGGAGATATACAATGGAAACTTAACTTTGGGGATATACCCCTTTACAACAATACAAAGATTCCTATCAGTTGGAAAATCTTTGGGGAAGTTGATGTAGTTATTGGTGCTCCTGATTGTGGCCCATCTTCCAAGATGTCCTATTCAAGGACTAAGAAACTTACGGACCCAAGTGATAACGATAGTTTCATGCTTTATGTGGATTCTATCATAGCTATACGCCCGAAGATATTTGTAATGGAGAACCTACCAGCTTCTTTGGATAGCTTTACTAAGAATATGTGGGAGGGTAGGTTACCGGGGTACACACTTATATATCATGAGTTATCGGTAAGTGAATTTGGTAATTCCCAAAAGAACCGGGTAAGATTAGTAATGGTTGGAGTTAGGGAAGATGTAGTTGATTCTACATTCCTACGTATGGTGCACAAGGTGGAAGAACTTATGCCTTGTCGAGAATTATTGGAAGGATTACCAAAACTTAATTCTGAAGAGGGTAAAGAGGTATGCCATGTGAATGAAGATGTAAGTGGTACTGGTAAAGAAGTAATAACTCTTTACGCTGGTTTCAAAGCTTCACTAGCGGAGATAAAAGAAACCTGGTTATCAGAAAATTGGAGTAGATGGCAAGTAAAGGACCGGAATTTTAATACTGCACCAGGTGTTTATAGGAATCGGGACCATGATTTCCCAAATACTGCAAGAAAGTCGAATAGGCAGTTTAATGAACTTGGGGATATGATGTCACCAAGAGAATTAGCAAGGATTCAGGGGGTACCGGATAGATTCCAACTCTGGTATGATGAATCAAAACATGGTTACTGTATAAATAAGGCCCGTACTACAGTAGCTAAAACCCCTCCTTATGAAATAGGGCTATGGCTTAAAAAACAACTTAAAATGATGAACAAGTATGGACAAATCTAAATTGACAGTAGCTGTTATGATGGCTGCTTACCAGAAGATGGGATATCCATTGACTGACGAGAGTAAGGGATTTAACCCTAATCTATGTGGTATCAGGAATTCTGATATTAATTCCAATAGCTTCAATGACTTAATCGTACTGTGGAGCCCAAGTGGTTTTATTCAGGTATTTGATGCAACTACAGACCCCGGTACTTTCTGGAGATTGCACCCAATGAATGTGGAGGGTACTGGTATATTGTGTACTGGTTATTATAAAGCCTGTTTTACTAGGGGTTTGCATCAGGGTAAGTATAAAGCGTTAGTTCAAAAATCTGCCGTTTCATTCTACCGAGATAATAACAAGGATGCTAAGATTGACCGGAAGAAAGAAACCTTGAAGAAAGGTATAGTTGGTATGAATTTGCATCATGCAGGAATTAATAGCATCCTTGTTGACAAGTGGTCTGCTATGTGTCAGGTAATGGCAAACCATTATACCAACCGTCCTGGATTTGATAAACCAGTTTTGGATTTTGATTACTTCATGGGCTTAGCTGAGAAGATGGCCATAAATAATGGGGATAAATTCGATTATTGTTTATTCCTTGAAAAAGAGGTTTTCACAGCTGAATAGCTTACCGCGTATATACGCATCGCATAATGCGCCTCGTGCGCATAAAGGAACAATTACCCCCTTATATATAAAACACCCCCTTAAGGGGTGTATATATAACGGGGGGGTATAAATACCATGAAACAAAAAACAAATAACTATGAAAAACATTAGAACACTCCTATACCTGATATTAGGGATAGTGATAGTAGGTGCCTGTTATAAACTGGTTTATGATTGGCATAAGATAAATGACCTTGAATCCAAGATTAAGGATTTGAAAGTAGAGATTATAGCTAAAACTGATTCTATTACCCACTTCAGATTGAAGAATGGTCAAATGGTAACTCAGATACAAAGTTATTCAACTAAGATTGGAAACCTAGAAGATTCTCAGGATAAGTTAGAATCAGACCTTTACAAATACACTAAGGATTTAGGATTAAAAACTAAACAGGTAAATCACTTATCAGGTATGGTTTCAAGTTTAAGAGATTCTATAGCTGGGATATTAGTAAGTATACCTTCAGTTACAATTATTGGGAAAGATACGATTTATGTGGATGGTAAATCAACTTACAAGGATAATTTCATTGATGCTACTGTCATTATCTCTGCAAAAACTCTGAAAACAAGTATCACTTATACTTATCAGGATACGTTATTACTCAGTTGGAGTAATCCTTTAGCCCCCCATAAATTCTTCTTATTCAGATGGTTAGGGTTTAAACAACTAGCTCCCTCTCTCACTTTACAGGGTAAGTGGGGAAACCCGAACGCTAGTATTACGTATGCTCGGGATATCATTCTACGCAAATAATCTATTTTAGGTTACTATGGCAGCAATCAAAACAGAATACATTACGTCGGAAGATATCAAACTCCTCAACCTTTGTTCAAGGGACCCCTGGGAGTTTTCCAAACACATTTATGTGATGCACCCTATCCGGGGTAAGGTACGATTCCTACTTTACCCTTTCCAGAAGATTCTTCTCTGGAACTTTATCAACAACCGTTTCAACATTGTCCTGAAGTTTAGACAGGCTGGGGTAACAGAATTAATATCCCTCTACTGTTTATGGTTGGCAATGTTTCACCCAAACAAAAACATACAAATCATTTCCATTAAGGACCGTGTAGCTAAGAAGGTTTTAAGGAAAATCAAATACATGTATCGTAACCTACCAGTGGTATTAAAGACTCCCATAGTTAATGGGCGTCCTGGTGATATAGGTACTGCTACAGAAATGGAATTCAGTAATGGTTCAATGATTACTTCCATACCCACTACCGAAGATGCAGGGCGTTCAGAAGCTTTATCTTTATTGGTGATTGATGAAGGTGCCATTGTTAAATGGGCTTCTAAAATCTGGGCTGCCGCTTTTCCAACACTATCCACTGGGGGTTCTGCCATAGTAAACTCAACCCCCTATGGAGTTGGGAACTGGTATCACCAAACCTGGGTAGATGCTTGCGTAGGAGGTAATGGTTTTGTTCCAGTACGTTTGAAATGGGATATGCACCCCGAAAGAGATATTAAGTGGTATACCCAGATGAGAAATGCTTTGGGTGCTAAAAGAACTGCCCAGGAAATTGATGGTGACTTCCTATCTTCTGGGGATACGGTATTTGACTTAGTGGATATCAAATCAATTGAGGATGACTTGGCAGATAACCAACCCATTGAACGTAGGTTAAATGGTAACCTATTAATCTTCGAGAAACCAAGAGCAAATGGCCAGTATTACATTGGGGCCGACGTTGCAACGGGAAGAGCCCGAGATTATTCTGCATTCTCAGTAATGGATAGGTATGGTTCTGAAGTAGCTGCTTTCAAAGGTAGGATAACAGTAGATAAGTACAAAACGTTACTTGGTAATATTGGTAAAGATTACAACTATGCTCTACTAGCTCCCGAAACGGATGGAGTAGGGGAGGGTTTAGTTAGATGGTTACAGGATGATGGTTATTCAAACCTGTACTACACTAAACAGATGTTAAGACAGAAAGGGAAATCCAAACCAGAGATGAAGAAAGTTCCTGGTTGGGTAACTACTGGTAAGAACAGACCCATCATTATCGATGAGCTAGAACAGGACATACGTAATGAGGAAATCCAGATTAGAGACCCATTCTTTGTACAGGAAGCTTATACCTTTATTTACGATGAAAGGAATACTCCAATAGCTATGGGTAAGAAGAACAAACACAGCGCTGGGGATGATGAGGATGAAGGAACTCAAGATTATACCGACGATGCTATACTTGCTAAAGCAATAACCAATTTCATTAGGAAAGGTAGAAATAATCCAACTTTAATATCTCCAATATGATAATAAACATTCCATTACTGGGTCCAGTAAGTTTTGGTAGACCCCCAAAACACATTGACCCAACTAAAATGCCCAGGCCAGATTCCATCGTGCCACCAGCAAGGTCCTCAGTACCTGAATCATCATCTGGGGTAGAATTCACAATAGACAATAAAAAACTCCTTAAAGCGGGTTTCGATAGGAATTTCATACCTCTTATCCGGAACCTTTCTAAGTGTAACGGCCCAATCAGTTTAGCAGTACAGGATTTAGTACAGTTAAGTAACACTGGTTGGACTATCAAATTTGATAGGGGAGTTACACCAGAACAGGCTTTAAAGATGCGACAGCATATTGATAACAAAGCTAAACAGTGGGCTCAAGGCGTTGCTGGGTTAGATGGGTTAATCAATAAATCCTTCAGTCAACTCTTTATTGCCGGAGCAATATCAAATGAATGGGTACCCTCAAGAAACTTAGATGGTATAGACCGGTTAATATTCGTAAACCCAGAAAATATCTGGGCTGAATTAAATGAAAGAATCAACCGGTATGATTATCACCAGAGAGTAAAAAATCCAGTTAACCAAACTAAGGCAGATACTTACATAATGCCTAAGAAACTTAACCCAAATACCTTCAGATACTTTGCTTTAAATGGGGATTCAGATGAACCCTACGGATATCCCCCATTCCTTGCTGCTTTAGAGGATATCTCAGTACAAAAAGACATGAAGAAGAACATTGCTCACATCGTTAAGCAATTAGGTGTACTAGGTTTCATGGAATTACTCATTTCTAAACCATCGCAGTTCAGGAATGAGAATGACTCTGCATACCGAAGCAGATTAACTAAAATCCTACAAACTACTAAAGAAAATGTAACCCATTCAGTTGCTGATGGAATAATGGTTGGTTATGATGAGGACCATAAATTCAATTTCCACTCCATAGCTAAGAACGTTGGGGGATTATCTGATATTTATAACCTTAATGAAATACAGATTGCAAATGGTTTAAAACACCATCCAATGTTTTTCAGTGCTGGTAACGGTAACTCTGAAACACAGATAAACATTGTATTCACTAAGGTATTATCCCAACTTAAGAACGTACAGAATATAATTAAAGAGAACTACCAATATGGTATTACCCTGGAATTATTGATGGCGGGATTTAAGTTTAAATCAGTAGAACTCCTTTTCAACCCCTCTACTATCACGGATAGTTTGAAGATTGAACAAAGCAAGGAAATAAAAATCCGTAACTTAGATAACCTATATGCTGCAGGCATTATTTCCCAGGAAACTTATGCTGAAGAAATGGGTTATGACTTTGCAGACCAAGAGGATAGAAGAGCTCCTTTTGCTGGGGTTAAATCTGAAGACCCCGAAGCTGATAAGAAAAAAGAAGATGGTAAAGATGCTTCAGACCGTAAGGGAAGAGATAAAGCAAAACCCCAACCAAAATCCAAACCCCAAGATACTAGGGTAAGGTAACAATACTAACCTATAATAACCACATTAAAACCAAGAAAATGGAATTTATTGATGAAATAACATTAACATCAGGCCATGCTAACGTACTAGGGAACTCCCCTAGAATTTTAGTAGATAGGGAAACCCCAGAAGGTTTATCTTTCGAGGGTACCGATGTAGAAAGCTTCGGGCTTTTCGATAGTACTCCAAACTATGCTAATTATTACCCAGATGTAACAGCCGAGGATTTAACCCCTAAGGATGATGAATTTATTTACCCCGTATTTAGATTATTATCCGAAGTAATTGTTAATAAACAAGGTTACCCTGCTGATTTCACTGCACCGGGAGTTTTAAAAGCTTCTATGGGTATGTTACTAGGTCAAACAGTTAATGTAGACCATGAAACTGCAGTAGGTAACGCCATTGGGGTAATAACCAAAGTATTTTGGCAAGAAGCTTACAAGGTAGGAAATAAAACAATCCCTGCGGGTATAAATGGAGTATTAAAGATAGATGGTAAATCCAACCCAAGATTAGTAAGGGGTATTCAAATGGACCCACCATCAATCCACTCTAACTCCGTAACTGTAAGGTTCAGTTGGAAGAAATCTCACCCAGATATGCCGGATGAAGAATTCCGATATAAACTTGGGGAAATGGTAGATAACAACTTAGTTAGAAGATGTGCAGATAAAATCCTTGCATACTTCGAAACTTCCTTAGTATCCCATGGTGCTGACCCCTACGCACAAAAGCTAGACGAAACCGGCAAGATTATTAACCCTAAGTTTGCTACTACAGTGGATTCATTCAGTTATAAACATAACTTACCATTATCAAGCGTAATGGATTACAAAGATGATTTATCCATCGTATCACTCTCCGCAAAACCAACTAACCCTATTAATAACCCAAAAACAGAAAACATGAACCTATTAGCTTTAGCTTTAGCCTTGGGATTCGCTAACACCGAAAACCTAACTGATATGAATGAGGATTCTTTCCAATCATTCGTAACAGACCATGTTTCTAGTGCTACTACTTCTTTACAAGGTAAGATAACAGATTTAGAATCTGCTGCTACTGCTAGAGAAGAACGTTTAACAGCATTGGAAACAGAAAAAGAATCTTTCATAGCAGAAATTGCAACATTGAAAGAATCAAACACTGCATCTGCAAGGGAAAACGTAATTACCCTATACAGAACAGTAAATCCAGAAGCAGATGTTGAGAAAGATGCTAACATATCTTTAATCAATAAGGCAACTTCTGAAGAATGCGTTGCTTTAACACAAAAATACCAAGCTGAGTTGGATGCTAAATTCCCACTTACTTGTAAATGTGGAAGCACTGAAGTAACAAGAGCTACTTCTACTCAATCAAACTCTCAAGGTCAAGGTACTACCAAAACTAAAGAAGAGGTACAAGAAGGTTTGAGAAGAAATGCTAAATTAGGAACAACAACTAAGTAATCTCTCAAGCTTAGTTCTCCAAAGAACAAATCCAACAGAATATTAATCTCAAAAAACAAATGTTATGCCAGAAACTCTCGGTAATATCACAAAATCCACATTCTTAAAATTGGAAGAGGAAAAACTTTCAGAAGAATTGGTAGTTGCAGAAAGAATTGGAACTCTAACTCTTGATGCTGACTTAATCGCTGCTAACGTAGTGAATGTATCTGTAAACGGTGAAGCAATTGCTCCTGTTACTTACGGTACAAGCCATGCTGCTACAATGACAGCTTTAGCTGCTGCTGTTGCTGCTCTTGCTTCAGTTGCTTCCGCAGAAGTATCATCTGCAAGAGTAATCACTTTCATCCCAGTTGACCAAACAGTAAATCCTTCTATCACTAATGCAGTAGTTACGGGGGGTGTTACCCAAGCTGGTATCACAACTGCAGTTGATGGACATGAAATCTTTATGGGTATGCCCGTTAAGATGCAAGCTGATGGTAAGGTTAAACCCCTTGCTGCTGGAGATTCTCCACACTTGATGGTAGGTGTTGCGGTATTTGATGCTAAACCCGGTAGCTGGGATAAATCAAGAACAACAGTATGGTTAAGAGGTTTCGTACAAACCTTTGCTCAAGCTGCTGATAACTTGGTTGCTGGCCCAGTTAAATATGCTGGCTATGATTCTGCAACAGGTAGAAACAAATACTCTGATGATTCAGTTACCACAGCAAATTGCGTGGGTTGGGCATTAGAACCAGCAAGTCAAGGTGACGAATTCATCGTATGCTTAGCTGACTAATCTGAATTAAATAAATCATTCATATTAATACCTGAAAAAATGAACATAGAAAGATACAACAAATCCCAGTACAAAGGCTCAATCCAGGAGATGTTCCAGATTGCTGAAAACCTTCGTAAAGACCCAAAAAACCCAGTTGATGTTTCTTTTGCTGATGTAGTAAAAGAAAATAAGAACATCACCTACGGCGAATTCCTATATGACTTAGGAATCGACCAAAATTCTGATACAATTCAGAATCTATTTCAAATGCCTGACTCAGATGTTAGATGGTTGGTTCCAGAAATCATCCGCCAAGCCTTAGTATTGGGTTACCGTTCTGCTCCGATTTATCCAAACATCATTATCAGTGAGGAAACAACAACTGGTTTGGAACAAATCATGCCTCACTTGAATATGTCAGATGCTGCTCCTCGTAGAGTTGGTATTGGAGAAACTATCCCATTGGGAAACCTTTCTTACGGACAGAAAAAATTCCGTATCTACAAAGTAGGTAGAGGAATTCAAATCCCTTACGAAATCTCAGAATACGCTTCTTTAAATGTAGTAAGCATCTTCTTGAAGGATTTCGGTATCAAAATGGGACATGCAATGGACGTATTGGCAATTGATACTCTTATCAATGGTGAACAAGCTGACGGCTCTGAATCTGCTCCAGTAGTAGGTACAACAACCGGTACTTCTGCTACATACCAAGATTTATTGAGAGTATGGATTAGAATGTCAAGAATTGGTAGACTACCAAACACTATCATCGGTGGAGAAGCTGCTGCATTAAGCACTTTAAACCTTGACGAATTCAAAAAGGTAGCAGGTGGTACACAGTTAGCTAACATTAACTTGAAAACTCCAGTACCAACTAGCACAAACTACTTCGTACATGGTAACGTACCAAGCAACCAACAAATCATCCTTGACCCAATGAGTGCACTTATCAAATTCAATGCTAAGCCACTTATGGTGGAATCAGAAAGAATCGTTTCTAACCAAACTGAGTCTTTCTATGCAAGCACAACCACTGGTTTTGCTAAAGCATTCAGAGATTCTGCAGTTATCATGGACCAATCATTGACTTTCTCAGGTCATGGATTCCCATCATACATGGATGTTGACTCTGCTCAAAACGTGGTTATTGAATAACTTTAATACCCCAATTTCTAAGGAACCTCTAGCTACTAAGTTAGAGGTTCTTTTTGAATAAAAGCTATTATTATTTGTACATTATAAATATATTTAACAATGGAAAAAAAGTATTTGAAATTAGGTGAGAAGGCTTCTGTCTTCCATGACCCATCAACCGGAGTATTAATTAGAAATCATGAAGTGGTTGAGGTTACCTCAAACAAGATGAAATCTAAGAAGATTCAAACTGCTCTTCGCAATGGCCACATCAGCCCAGCAACAGTTAGTGAATTCGAAATCTACCATGGTTTAAGAGATGCTGAAGTTGAAAAACCTGCAGTTGATGAAACTGAAGTTGATGAAGAAAGAAAAGAAATGCTTATGAAGCTTTCAAAAGCTAAAGTATTGACTTGGATGGAAACTGAAGGTTTTGATGATAATGATATCACAGAAGCTGAAAGTATCCAGGACAAGGAAGCAAGGGTTAATTTCATCCTTAAAGCTGAAGAAGCTTATAAATAGGAATGGCAAAACCCACTGCTAATTTCAGTTTTAACCAAATAGGCCTAACAGTAGAGTTCTTAGATAACTCTACTAATGGGCCTACTTCGTGGTTATGGAATTTTGGGGATGGAACTACTTCTACCTCACAAAATCCAATTCATGTATACAGTTCAGAAGGTTACTTCGTAGTATCCTTAACACCAACTAATGCCGATGGAGCAGGTACTGCCTACTCTCAGCATATAGGGGTAAGTTCTGTAGGTAATGCACTCCCAACTAACATAGCAAGCATCATTGATGGCATAATGCCAGCAGGAGTTATCTATGACCCTATTCGTAAAGACCTTTTAATTAAAAAATGGCAGTTGCATATTCAACCTCTAGTAGAACAAGAGATAGACATAAGCAAAGTATATAATGAATTCGCTTATCCAGCACTAGTAAATTACCTAATTGCTCAATTAGTTACCTATGATATCATTATAGAGGGGTTAAATAAATACCTATTAAGTGTTGGGCAACCAGCAGTGAATGGTACTAATCCTAAAGAACTAAAGAAAGTAGTTACTGGGCCATCAGAAGCTGAATGGTTTTCTAACTCCGATGTATGGGGTTCTATTATGAAAGCCGGGGGAGCATTCACTGCCTTATTAGATAATATCTGTGATTTATCCCATAGGTTAAGAATAACACTTCGTATATGTGGTGATTTAGACCAAAACCCAATGGCACCAGTCATAGGATATTACCATACTCACCACCATCACTCCAAGTACCCATTCAAACATTGGTTTGAGTAATAACCCTAAATAACATGGCCTACATTTCAGATGCAGATTGGTTAAATTACGAAAACGTAATAAACCAAGCAAGTGATACTTTCGGTAAAGAGATAATAACCTGGAATAGGCTTAACAAAGCTATAAGTAGATTCGGAGAGGATGACCCATCCTCCTCGGGTTTTACTGTTATATCCCTAGAATGTTTGGTGCAATATAACGCTAATAGGACTTGGCCAATTAACAAGGAAACCCAATCGGGGGAACTGGATAAGGAAAACATCATGATTATCCTTAATAAAGAATACCTAAGAGTTAATAACTACCTAGATGCTAATGGGTACTTTGATTTCCGACCTGATAGGGATACTTTCGAGTTACATGGCCAAAAGTACAAACCCGCGGGAGATACCGAAGTAGCACAAACAAATAAGAACCCACTTCTAATGTTTGTAATATTAGAAAGAATGATTCTACCAACAGGGCATAAATAAAATGGCAACTATATCAAAAGTAGGTAATATATCTGGTCGCAGGTTGAGTAATATCTCACCTGCTTTTGAGTTTGAGGGAGATTGGCTTTCTGCTAAGGAGTTTTTCAAGAGGTTACCTGAAACTGCCAAAAGAGCAGTACAAAAGGGGCAATTAAAATTCGCTAAGAAGTACAGACAGGCTTTAATTGATAATATCTCTAACCATGGCGCCAGTTTAGGGGGTGCTAATTGGCAACCAGTTTCAGAGCTATATGCTACATACAAATCCTCTCATGGTCAAAGCCCGGCAGATTTATGGCATTGGCACGGGTATATACAAAGGAATATCCGAGTACATACCAGCCGTGGTAAGTGGGGAGTTGAAGTGGGTATTAAGAAAGGTATTAGAAATCCCATGACTACAAGTGATTTAGAGGTAGGACAATATGCAGCTGTCCTTGAGATGGGTTCACATATCCGTAATATAGAGGCTAGACCTCTTTTCAGGCCTACCTATAAAGCTATAGGAGGTAACAGGTTCTTAAAAGAATGTATCTTAGAGAGCTTATCAGCATCAATTAAACGCAAACACCTTATAGCCTAATGTCAAACATAGCCTTATCAAATGTAGAGGAAGTATTGGAAAGAAGCCTATTCCAAAGGTTGCTAGATGAATGTATAGCTAAGGGTTACTCCCCAAATGTACAAAATGCCACCCTATACCCCAACTCAGCAGTGGGGTTTACTGCTTTAGAAGCTGCTTATAATACGATAGTAGCTTCCAAGGGGTATTCCATAGAGGTATTTAACTTTGCTAAGGGTGATGCCCGAGTACGTAAAAAGGTACCACGTATAGTAATACAAACCCAGAGTGTTATGGAGGGTTCTCTTGGTGGAGACTCAAGCCGGATATACACCCTAGATAATGTTACTAATAAATACTATGCAGAAACACTACCACCCCAAACTAGTGACTTTATAGTGGACATACACCTTATAGCCGAAACTGCTATACAGATGAGAGTATTGAATGCCCTTCTAGCTTTAGCTATCCCACGTAGGGGTTTTATACCATTTTATAATGACTCAGCCCATAAATTCTTTACCCTATATTTATCTTACTTAGAGATACAGGATAAAGAAGTAGGATTAATAGAGAAGGTCTACAGATACAAAATACCGGATTTGTTTGAAACAAACCGTGACATGGTTGCAACTGGTATACCAAAACTAACACAAGTAACTGTTACACCCTCAGTAACTCCATAGGTACACTACAAGATTATTAACAAAAGAATACAGAAAGAATATTAACCTAAACATTCTTAATATGCCTAACACTCCTCAAGTAAACTTCAATGTCAGTAACCAAATAACTCTACCAAATACTCCTACTAAAGGGGTAGTATTTGTAGAAGGTATTACTGTCATGGGGCCTGTTAATGACCCAAAGGACATTATAACAAGTTGGTCCCAATTTAAAAAGATTTTTGGTGGTTATCACCCTACATCTGACTTTCCATTACTTTGCCAATACATGTTGGATAAGGGTGTTAAGTTAAGAGTGAACAGGGTTGCTCATTACACCGATATCACAAGTGCTGCTACCCTTACTGCAGTAAAAGCAACTTCTAATCCTTCACAATTACTTACTTTCAGTGCTGCTACTGTAACAGGTAATGTTTTTAACTGTAAGGTTAACAACAGTCCTATTGCTTCAGTAACCTGGGCTACAAGTAATGATAATTTCCTACAGCTTATTGCCGCTGCAATCAAAGCAACAGGTTATGTGAAAGATGCCGTAGTACTACAGAATACTGGAAATGCTACAGATGATAGAAAGATTTTTATTACCCAATTAGGGTCTACTACCGTTACTGTTACTGATGCAGCTATCACTGCAGGTGCTTCCCAAGCTACAGTTGCTGTTACAGATTATGTAGGTATCCCAGATAGTGATTTATCAGGAGTAAATGCCGGTAACACTAAACTATTTGATTACAAAGCCAAGTATGCTGGTGTTAATTACAATAGCTTAGTACTTACAGTTGCCAACGCTTCTAATGGTAGTACTGATTACTTCAACTTAACGGTTTCTTTGGATGGTACCACAGAAACATACGAAAATTTGAAATTGGAGAATGTTACAGTTGCTAATGCAACTTATTTCCAAGCTATTAATATTAATTCTAACCTTATAGAATTGATATACGTAGACCTATCTGCTAAAACAACAGTTCAGAAACCTTACAGAAGTACCTATCAAGTAATGTCGGGTAGTGATGGGGGTTCAGTAGTTAATACAGACTATATCGGAGACTCCTCTACCTTAACAGGTTTACATGCATTTGATACCTACTCAGAAGCTTATGCTTTAGGGGTTATGGATAACAATGCTGATGCTATAGCAGTAGCCGGAGAAGCTTATGCTGCTGGTAGAAAAGACCTAAGATTCTACCACCACTTAGATAACACCCTAACAACTGCTTCAGCTCTTATAGCTAAAAGAAAAACTCTTCCTTATAGCAAATATATTGGGTACTTCGCAGGTGGTACAACTATCACAGACCCAATCACAGGCTTTTCAAAATCTATTAGTGAACTTGCCTCAATATTTGTTAACTTGGCAGCTACACATACCACTTATGGTGAATGGTATTCAATTGCTGGTACAAACCGTGGGGTAATAAACGGAGTAACTGGGGTAGTAAATAACTTTGGTAGTCCTGCTTCTTTTGCTGACCTACAATTACTTGCTCAAAATCAAATCAACATGGTTATTAACCGTGATGGTAAGATAATGCAGTGGGGATACTTCTCAGGACAGGTAGAGAATAATGCAGAGAAATTCCTATCTATCAACAACTTGGTGATTTACGTAATCCGTACATTAAAACCAACTGTTGAAAGCTATATTGAAGAACCTACTGATATCCCAATGATTCGGGATATGTACTACGCTTGCAAACCAGCCCTAGCTGAGTTAGTAACTAAGAGAGCTTGCTTTGCTACTGAATGGCTGGGTGACCAGAATGCTTCTTCAACTGCCGACTTCCAAATTAATGACCCAATCGATTTCGGACAAGGTAAATACAAAGTACAATTAAAACTTACTACCATTGCACCCTTACAGGAAGTTCTAATCAACATCGTACTTACTACTGCAGGCATCACTATTGAATAACTAATAAAACTTATAAAACATGGCACACGTAGCTAATCCACGCAAGGACTTTATGTTCTCCATAACTTTTCCTTCTTTCCCTCTGGAACCATTCTTGGTACAGAAGGTAGATTTACCTGAAACAGATACCGACCAAGTTAATCATGGTGATACCAATCATGATATTAAAACTGCAGGTAGGGTTAAGTACGGTAATATCGAACTAGAGAAAATCCTAACAACCTCGGGCTCCGATACCTACTTCTGGGATTGGCAAGCTTCATGCCAAGATTCCCTATTAGGGGGCGGTTTAACTCCTAAACAATACAAAAGAACTTGCATTATTAATGAACTTGCCGAAGATGGTACTACTATCATTAATACATGGGTTGCTTCAGGAGTTTGGCCTTGCAAAATAAAAGGTCAAAAACAGGACAGGAAGAGTTCTGAAAACACAATGGAAGGAGTTTCTCTATCAGTTGATACCTTAGAGAAAATCTAACACTTTCTTAACTCAATAACTAGAGGGCTATTATAAACCAATATAATAGTCCTCTTATTGTTTACTTAAAAACCAAGATTTATGATTAATGAAGAGAAATTAGCAAAGTTACAACAATTACATGGTAACTTAAGATTCGTAACCCTACCCTCAGGTGACTCAGCTTACATTAGGGAACAAAACGGGGATGACGATGATGTATTGAGTAACACCCAAGTTAATGTTGCTGCAGCCCTTACTACTTTCCTAAGTGGTATCTGTGTATGGATAGAATCCTTAGATAAGAATCCTAGTATCAGTGAAATAAACGCTTTAAAACTTAAAGATAAATACTGCTTACTAATGCACTCCCGGGTATTCTCATTAGGTAATGTACTTAAGTATGAGTATGAATGGGATAGCAAAGATAAATATACATACCAGGAGGATTTAGAGCAATATCTATGGGATTACACTAAACCTTTCCCAAGTGAGGAAGACCCAGGATATTTCAAATATCGTATTACTCCCTATATCTTTCAACGTGATACACACCGTTCCTTTACACTTTCTAGTGGGAAAGAAGTTAGATACCAATATCTTAATGGTAATGGAGAAAAAAGTTTACTAGAATTAGCACCAGGTACACGCACAATTAATTCAAACTTACGTGCTAGGGAATTAGAAGTAAAAGTACAGGGTACTTACATGAAAGTCGAGAATTTCAAGGGCTTCTCTCCAAGAGATATGCAGGAACTAAGAAAGGATGTTGATATGTATGATGAACAATTTGATGGTTTATCAGAAGTAGAAAACCCTAGAACTGGCCAAAGAACTTTACTGTCACTGTTAGGGCTTATAGATTTTTTCTATCCAGTCGAGATATAGAAAACCTATATTACTTCATCTGCCAGTTTAGACTTAGGTTCACATTCCATGAGTTCAAAAGTCTACCTGTATCTCGACGAAGGAAGTTCATGGAACTCTGTTTTGATGAAGCGGAGAGACTAAACAAAAGAAAATAAAACTAACTACTATGCTACTAGGCAGTGATTCTATACTAAATATAGGTATAAACATTTACGGTAAGGATAATTTTACGGGGGCTGCAGCAACAGCCTCCCGTTCTATGAAACAGCTGGAAAGTGATTTCAGGCAGACTATGATGATGAATCTTAGGGCTGCTAAAGATTTTTATGGGGGTATGGCTGCCATGGGAGCTGCTGCTATAGGTGCTATGGCAGGTGCTGTTGTTAAAGGGGCTGACTTAAACTTAATGTTAACAGATACCCGGATTGCTGCAGATGCTTCCACAGAATCCATGAAAAAACTACGGGAACAGGTAATGAGTCTTGGGGATGAGTCCCTCTTACTACCTACCCAAGTAGCCAGCGCTCAAAGGATGATAGCCAGAGCCGGGTTTAGTAACGTAGATGACATCAAGAATGTAACTAGAGCTGCTGCCATGTTATCGGGTGCTACTGGGGAAAGGTTAGAAGGTACAGGAGGTTCTGGAGAGGTTCTTACTAACATATTATTTGGGTATAAGATACAGGCTGCTGATGCTGCTAGGGTAACTGACCAAGTAACCTATGCCATGAATAAGTCCTTCTTATCCATGGAGAATGTAAGTGAATCATTCAAATACGGGGGTGCTGCTGCACGTATGTTCGGGGGAGATTTACAATCTGCCCTCTCTACGTATATGGTATTAGCCAATGTTGGTATCAAGGGTAGTATCTCGGGTACTACTACAGAAAACATATATAGGTACTTGGGTAAAGCTGCTGGTGGTAATGCTACTGGAGTTCAGAAACGAGGTATGGCTGCTCTTGGGTTATCTCCCCAGGACTTAAAAGATGCCCATGGCAACTTACTACCTCTAATAGACTTGCTAGGATTATTAGGGGAAAGGTCTAAGGGTTTAACTACTATCAGTTCAAGTAATGCCCTTTATGACCTTATCGGGGTTAGAGCTACTAAGGGGGGTGCTGCTTTAGGAGCAGAACTAGGTAAACTAAAAGAATACCAAGCTACACTAAACTCCACCGGTATAAAAGGTAAAGCTGAGGAATATGCTAAGGAACGTGCTAATACAGTATCCGGGGCAATTAACCGTATAGCTAGTGCCTTCCAAAAGTTAGCTGCTTCCCTTGCTATGGCAGTAGCTCCCTTTATGCCCATCATAGAGATTCTTGCTAAAGTTCTAGGGGCAGTTGGTAAAGTATTGGAAAGCCCATTAGGCAAACCTATCATGATGCTAATAGGGGGTATGCTCCTACTTAAAACTGCCACCTTTGCTTATAGGGCAGTAGTAGCGGGTTTAAAACTGGTATTCGTAGATGCTAGGGTTAACTTCGTTAATATGCAAACTGCCATGGAAATAGGTTGGCAGAGATTACAAAACTCTGCTCTACGGTATGGTCAAGCTGCAAGAGCTGCTACTTATAATGGTACAACCGGTATGGGGCCTGGGGGTGCTGCTGGGGGATTAAACGGTATAAACCCAATAGGTAATAACATACAACAGGTAACACTTGCTAATGGTAGAACTGCTTATAGGAATATGGCTACCGGTAGGTTTGCTAGCCAAGCAGCATATAATGCTTCCCTACAAGGTCAACAAGCAGGTTTCATGGGTGGTATGCTAGCTAATGGCATGAAAACTATGGGTATAGTGGGGGGTGGTCTAGGTATGTTATCTTACGGAATGGACTATGCTAAAACTGGTAACATGGGTTCCCTTGCAGGAGGTTTAACTTCTGCTGCTGCCACAGGGTTAGCCTTCATACCGGGTTGGGGACCAGTTGCTTCCATGGCATTAACCATGGGTTCTGGCTTAATAGCTAGCTTATTCGATAACACTGATGCGATGAAGAAAGCTACTAAAGAAACCCAGGAAAATACCCACCAGATGTCCCGTTCAAATATGAATATGATGATGAACGTATTGGATAGGATGCCAAAAGATGTAGTGAGGAGATTCAGGTACCAAGGGGAAACTAACAATGATGATTTCAATACAGATAAATCACTTAACGATTACAAACGTAGGGTAGAGAACGGGGGAGATAGTAAACCTTTCTATTCCTTTGCTGATAAAGGCAAAGTATCCGTATACTTGAACGGCAAGATTATAGATACAAAGGATATAGAGAAAACAGTTGATAAACAATTATATTCAGCTTTTAAATTCTAACGATATGGCAGATTTCATGGGAGATGGCGATATAACTAAAGCCTACAGAAAACAAATACAGCAGATGTACAAGGATATTCCAAACTTAGATTGGAAATTCTTGGAATCTGGCGGTACCCAAGCAACGGAGATTTCTAAACTCCGTAGGATAGTACCTGTACTATATCACAGAGCAGTTAACCGGCACTTGTTATCCCTACGGTTAGCAAAACACGATATAAGGGAGCAACACCAAAAACAAACAGATGGGGGACATAACATCCCTTTCCCGGTTACTAGCCTTTATGACTACCCAAAAGTATCAGATAGAATCCCACCCAATACGCAGGCTGAGGTAGGAAGTCAAAATATCCTGCTTAGGGATTTACGTTCCTACAAAATAGAGGCATTTGTAAAAAGCGAATATATCTCTATCTATAACTTAGACGGGGGAGAAACCCACGTAAAAACTACAGAACAGTTTAGGTTCCAAACAGTTCCAATATCCCTAGCTATAAAACCCGAATCCAAGGTAGTAGCTATAGCTTCTATGGGCCGGAATAATCCTCACTACCATTTCACTGGTTCTGAGGATACTTTAGAGTTCTCTGTTTCATGGTATGCAACTGAGGAGAGTAGGGAAGATGTTATTAGGAATTGCAGATACCTGGAATCTCTAACTAAAGCTAACGGATACTTAGCTTCTTTACCCAGGTTAAAACTATTCTGGGGTAGCAAGAACTACTTATTCAAGGACCACATCTGGATAATGGTTGCAGCACCCTATGAATTAAAGGGTTTCTCAAGGGGGTATAAGGATAATGATGGTAATATAGTAAACACTAATATGTTACCTACCTATGCTACACAGAATATAACTCTAAAAAGGATTTCTGCTCATAACTTAACTACTAAGGAGATTAGATACTAATGGCACTATACGATAACTCAACTATCCTAGAATTCTTAGATGGTACTACCCAATTAATACGGATACCAGATACTGAGACTAAGACCTTAAAAACTACACACATCCTGATAGATGGTGAAACTCTTCAGGATTTATCTTTCCGGTACTACGGTAATTCCCAGGACTGGTATAGGATAGCAGATTTCAATGATATACTAAACCCATTTGAATTAGAATCAGGTACTGTAATAAATATACCACTATGAGTAAAGTAATGTTACCACATACTGCGGCAACACCCGTAGTAAAACTTATGGACATCAATAAGAATCCCCTTTATATCTTCCAAGATTTAACGGGGCTTTTTACAGAACAACAACTCCGAGAAGGAGTAAATCCTAGTGAAGATTACTATCATTTATCTGAATTCTCCTATGAATTTAATGAAAAGTCACTAGAAGATGACACTTGCACCATTAAGATTGTCACTAACAGTATTGCTCTATTAGATTCAGTGAACTTACCCATAAAAAGTAAGATATGGGTTCAATGGGGTTTTATACTACCCTCCGCAGATGATAACGGTAACTCAATATTACTTCGTAATCCTATACAGGTTATGATTCGTGATGTAAACCGTTCTTATACTCCCACAGAAATATCAATCACTATAACCGGTACAGACAACTTTAGTTTCTTCCTACAAGAAAAAACTAATGAGATATCCACAAGTGATGAATTCGCAGCTTTCGTAGATGCCGCAAACTCCGTTATAGACGTACACGTAGTAGCAGCTAAATCAAGTATGGTGCAGGTATACTCTTTATATACCCCAAAAACCCTTACAGATGCTGCTGAGGATATGATGAAGGATTCAGATGCTAAAGGAAACTACGTAAGAAGAGTATTAAAGAAACACTACTTACCAGAGGAAATATGGGGTACAGAATCTATATTTACGGGTAAAGATGGTAAAAATCTACGGGTAGAGGATAGCCCTACTGGGGCTTTAGGAGCTAATAAGATAATAAACGGCTCAGGAGTTTTAAAAGAAGAATGGATAACTCGGGAACAATACGATACCGAGATGGCTGAATACGCTGGTATGGCTACCCCAGAACAAGAAGCTAACGATGCTAAACTATTCCCAGAGAAGGAAAAGAACCTCAAATCAAAACAATTTAATGCCAACTACGCAGAGGGTATTAAAAATGCTGTAAGTAAAAACAAGGGAGGCCCTTGGAAAGTTACTGGCCGGGGAAATGGTATGATTATCTCTAATATGAACTTTAAACAACCTGCCTACCGGGAGTATAACTTTGGGGGTGAGGTAAAAGATAATATTATAGGTACTGGTTCAATGATATATAGTGATGGGGATTTATTAGACTTTACCTTTGACTCATCCAATAAATACAAATCTAAATCCATGAAAGGGGTATTAAAGATTGACCCTAAAACTGGCCAAGTTGTATTATCAGATTATAAACAGGTAGAGAAAGTTAAACCTGATGACACCTTTACCCCGGACCAGGCTAGAGATAAGTATGCTGAGATAGATTACAATAAAAGTATCCTATCCAGTTTCCAAAAGGGGGAAATGCCTAAACCAAAGCATTACTATACTATAGGTTTACCGGACCAATCCTACCAATTAAGTAAAGATGGCACCTGGCACCCTGGTAGAGATGAAACTGCTCTTATACAGCTAAGACACCTCGAATTTAAACCCATGGCTGAGGAGTTACAGGAAGAAATAGATAACCAGGTAATCAATGGGAATGGGGATGACTCTGAGGAAAGAAATAAAATAAACATGACTATCCTGGGTGACCCCTACATTACCTCGGGGGTAGTAGTAGAGGTTGCTGGGTTATCTAAGAAAGATAATGGTAAATACTACCTAACTAAAGTATGCCATACCCTATCAGAAGGTTCAGGGTATACAGTAAAAATGGAAGGGTTCGATAGGACTAAGTATCCTACTACTATGAAGACAACACAATTCATAACAGTTACCCAAAAGAAGATTAAAGCTTTAAATAACCCCAATATAGCTGATGCTCTTAAATTCACCAAGGAAATGACCCTCGGGGATTTCTCCGATAAGACCTACCAAAACTACAAGGTAGTTACGGTCGTAAACGGTAAATCCACTGAGAAAATATACTACAGACAAACTCGCCAAGATATAAGGTTAGTATTAGAAAGGGCCTTCCCCCACGGGTATGCTAATGTAGATGCTATCCATATATACCAAGAGGATGAGAATAAGAAATGGGTTAATACTATGCCCCATGTTTATATGGAGGGTGAGAAGGGTGCTTTCAAAACTCCAGCTGAGTTAGAAACCATGGAGAAGACAACCCCCCCGGCAGCCTCTGACCCCAATTATAAGGAAGATGATAACACTCCCAATCCCCCAACACAAAAAGGTTTCTACGAGAGGGTAATTGAGAATACCATCAACTTCTTGGTAGGACCCGAAGATACCTCTGATTTATAACTTTAATAAAAAACTATGACACTCATATCAGAATTCGTAACTAAGATACAAACTATAGGTTTGGAAGCTCTCGGTAAATACTACAGTAGTTACCGGGGCTTTGTAACAGATAATGAAGACCCTGAAGGCCATGGTAGGGTAAAGGTATTAGTACCTCAAGTATATGGGCCAGACTCCTCAGGAGCTTGGGCTTACCCCAAAGGTATGGGTTCTCATGGGGCAATTGCCCAGAACATGCCCGACTATGGTGACATGGTATGGGTAGAATTTGAAGCTGGTAACCCAGCCCAACCCATGTGGAGTTTAGGTTATCCTCTAGTAGGTAAATTACCTGAAGAGTTTAAGAACACTAAACTATTCGGGTATAAAACGCTTAATGGCCATTCAATCACAGTAGATGACTTAACTGACACTATCCTTATTAAACATAACGATGGGAATGAGATTAAGATTACTAAGGAGGATATAGTATTCAACCAGGGTACTGAAGGCATAACTATCCTTAGTAAGTTAGTTGCAAGGCTAAATGACTATGAGAAAGAACTAGGGGAAATCAAATCCAAATACAATGCCCATACCCACCCGGTAGCTGGGGCTTTAGCAGGAGTTATAACAGACCCACTGAGGGTAATAACTTATTTAGTACCTGACTCTAAGGTTAGTGATTTCGAGGATACAAAAATTAAGCATTAACAAGTCTATAAAGAATGAATCATGGGAAATATACACGATAAAGTAGGATTAGTTTTTCCGATAATAATAGGGCCCAATGGGGACGTACCCTTAGCAACGCTACAAGAATCCATAGTTGGTTCTATACAAACCATATTATCTTGGCCTAAATTTACAAGGTGGTTTTCTATGTCTTTTGGTAGTAGGGTATTTGATTTATTAGAAGAACCCAACGATGAAATACTGGCAGGACTAGCCAGTTTCTATGTAAAAGAAGCAATATCATCTTATGAAGATAGGGTGACAGTTCTAGACGCTACTGTAACAAGGACTTCCCCGGAAACTTTAGAAGTAAATATACGTTATGAGATAACTTCAGTAGGTATTACTGATACTACTAACCTAACACTAAACTTATTATAATATGTTACTACAAAATCCATGGATAGGATATGTAAGCCGCAATTACACTACCATTAAGAATTCTATAATTGGTAAAATGCGGGTACTTACTCCAGAGATAAAAGATTATAGGGATTCAAACCCACTTATTATCCTACTTAATATAGTTGCGGGGATAACAGAAACTCTACACTACTACCTAGATAATATGGCTAGGGAAGCTTTCGTATCTACTGCCCGTAGGTATTCATCAGTAGTAAAACTATCTAAGCTGGTTGATTATAGAATTAAAACCTCTACATCTTCCAGCTGTACTGTTTATATTACTTTCAAAGATGCGCTGGGTAATCCAGTAATATTAACAAGTGATTATGTAATCCCAATTAATACTGTATTCTTAACTACTACTGGTATACCTTTTACTAATACTGAGATAGTACATATCCCAAGTGGTTCTAGTAGTGGGGCATTCACAGCTTACCAAAGAACATATTATCCTGCGGGTATAAACTACCAATCTACTGGGTTACCAAACCAATCCTACTTATTAGGAGCAGATTATGTTGAGGGCTCAGATACAGTATTAGTTGGTTCTACCCTTTGGGATTTTGTAGAAAGCTTTGGCCGTTCTCTTAGCACTGATAAGCATTATACTATAGAGGTACGGGAAGATGGTTTAGCTTACCTGGTATTTGGGGATGGTACCTTCGGTGCTATACCCGGTAACACCCTACCGATAACTGGGGGCTTAGCTAGATGCTTGGGTAGTAACGGGGATATCTTAGCTAATACCTTAACTATCCCTAAAACCCCATTAGCTATACCAACCCAAACTCCTACTATATCCTCTATAACTATAACTAACCCCTTAGGTTCTACTGGTGGAGTAGGGTATGAAACTTTAACACAGCTTAAAAAGAATATACCGCTCAGCTTACGTACCTTAGATAGGGCAGTAACTAAACAGGACCATGTAGATATTGCTGAGATGTACAATGGAGTATCTCGGGCTTATGTGGATTTCACTTGCGGTAAAGATATCTATGTATACATCTACCCAACTCTGGGAGGGTATGCAGATACGGGATTAAGGGATTTAGTTAAACTCTACATGGATGACCGGAAGATGGTAACCAGCTTTATACATATCAAATCAGCCGGAGAAAGCCATATCATGTTAGACTTAGAAGTAACTAACCGGTTTAGAGTACCAGCTGCAGCTTCACAATCAGATATAATCTCAGTACTCACTAGGGAATACTCCAGGACTAACTCTACCATAAATAGGGCAGTACGTACATCAGATATCATTGCTTTAGTAGATAACTTAGAAAAGGTAGATTACCTAAAACTAAAGGGTATATACTTAAGGCCATTCCCTTTCCCATTGGATTCGAATGATAGTTTGCTATACTTTGGATTAAACTCTGGGGTAACAGTATTATCCACTAACTCTACCAAACAAACCTGGAAATTACGGTACGAACAAAATGGGGGTTCACCCAGATTCAGGGTTTATCAAAATAATGCACCCCTCAGTACATACTTAACTTATGGGGTAAGTTTTATATCACTATTCACCAACGCAGGTATCAACTTCACTCTATACGCCCCAACAGTACCTTACCAAGATGGTAGTACTTGGCAATTTGTTGCTTATGCCTATAACCAAGACATTGTAATTGATGACTTCTCTATCCCGGTAATCGATACCTCAGATATTATCAATACATTAACAATACATGAAAACTTTTATCTTGGAAACTAATGGTAACTTTTAAGACATGGATATTTAACTTACTACCTTCCCGATTCTATCGGGAAGATACGTATAAAGACGTTAATGGCGAGGGTATATTTCAAAGGTATACCCAAGCTATAGGTGAGGAATTGGATGAGGAGTTAGTACCATACCTAACAGACTACCTACTAAACCAAGTAGCTTGGGATTTAAAAGGTGAACAAGCTCCCTATGAATTCTTAGTACACCTCTCGGATTGCTTGGGTAATCCCCCAGACATATTCCTGGGTGAAGTACCAGTAGATGAGATATCCCGTAAATATCGTAAGTTACTAAGGTATATTGCTAGCGTTTATAAGATTAAAGGAACTAGATTATCTTACGAGTTATTCTTTGGTTTACTAGGGTATAACGTAAACATCATAGAGATACCCCAAAATTCAATGCTATACGATGAGGGCTTAGTATATGATACCATAGATGTATACTATGATGAGGGATGTAGTACCTGCTCAGGATACTCTTTAGCTTTCACTGATATAAGGAATGATAATAACACTATCTACCCCATCAGTGCTGATACCTTAGGTAAACTGCAATCCATAGTAAAATTCCTAGAACCGATAAATGCTGTACTTGCTAACCTATCCAACAACGTGGCATTAGTGGAAGAACAAGGGGTATGTATGGAAGAGGACATATTAGTTTGGAGGTTAGAACCCTATATATATGATGATGGACATTTAACAGATGATGGTATGTTCTTTGATGATAGTAACCCAATTAACCTATGGACCGGGTATTTCGATTGCCAAGGTAATCAAACTAACGCTGGTATAGGATATTGGGCAATAGAAAATGATTTTGAAGTAAATTAAAAATAAAGGATATGGCAATTAAAACAATAGCTCAATTAAAAGCTAAATTCGTAACCGGTGCTAAACCAACCCAACAGGATTTCTGGGACTTACTTGAATCCTACTTAAACCTCTTTGAGAATTCCAATAAGGGGTATGTAGCTCTAGTTGCTGACCTAATAGATTTCGACCCCCTTAACCCACAAGTGGGGTGGTTCGTAGTAGTAGGGGAAACTGATACTGTATGGGTATGGGATGGAGCAACTAGTGCTTGGAAAGATACAGATACCAAAGGTCAAGTAACTTCTGTAGATGGGTCAACAGGTGCAGTAACTATCCCAACAGCTAACACATCAACCACAGGTAAATTATCAAGTACTGATTGGAATACTTTCAATAGTAAACAACCAGCTTTAGGGTTTACACCCGAAAACGTATCTAACAGAAGGAGCACATTCCAGGTAGTCCCAGATGACTTACACTACCCAAGTGAAAAACTAGTTAAGGATAGTTTAGATGGGAAAGCAGCAACTGCACATACCCATGCAGGCCAATCAATAAACCCCGATAACATATTAATCAATGCTTCTTATACAGATATACAGGCTGAATCACTTCCTATAGGAACTACCTTCTATAATTCAGACCAGGGGGACTGGGTGCTAAAAACATCTGCAGATACATACTATAACTTCGGGGGTGAAGTAACACCCCTTATGAAGAATGGGGATACCTTTACGCATCTCAATGGTATAGTTGTTTATGTACAATCCGGAACAGGTAAATTCCCGGTAGTAAAAGTAGCTGATGCTTCATCTGAATTAACAAGTTACTCAGTGGCTATAGCTACCCAAGATATTGTCCATACTGGTAATGGTAGAGGTAGATATTGCAGTTTTGGTAATGTATCAACTATACCTATTTCAAATGTTATTCAAACTGGTGAATCCAATACCCTATGGGTAGAAGGTGCAGCACTATGGTTATCGGAAGAAGCTGGCCACATGACAACTATAAGACCCGCTGCTCCTGCCCAGGGGGTACGTATAGGGTTTATCACTGACAAGTCAGGGGCTAATATAAATATATTTGTTACAATCGATATAGGTTCTGAACTATCTGAGCAACATGATGTTCTTATCACCACTCCCCTAGATGGTGATACTTTAATGTATGACTTAGCCTCTACTACATGGAAGAATGACCCACGGTTAAGAAATATCCTACTGTATGGGTCAGACTATACGGGTTTTTATGGCAATGATACCATAGTAGAAACATACAATGCTGTAAATAGGACTGTAAGTTTAACCGGTAACTTCGTATTACTATACAAAGGGGCAATTATACTAAACTACCTTGCGGGAGGTACCTGGACATCACCAGCCCATTCTGTGGGGTTAACAGCTACGGCTTTCCTGAAGTATAATCAATCAGGGTTCTCTTGGAGTACTACACTCTGGACTTTCGATGAGGCTATGATTGCTGCCATTGCTAATAGTGGTACAAACCCAATATTTGGTATCAGGGAAGTTCATGGGCTTATGGATTATGAAACTCATCAAGAACTTCACCAAACCTTGGGTACTTACAAAGTAAGTGGTGCAGATATAACTAATGTAACCTTACTATCTACCACTCTTAAACAGCCCTTTGTTTCTGCTACATCTATAAAAGATGAGGACTTGCCCACTACTTTAGCGGCTTTAAATTCAGCTTCCTATACCCAGTTCTACCTAACTGGTGCCTCAGCTTTAACGGGATTTAACCTTGCTGCTTCACAGATAGTACCGGAGTTATCTAATCAACCCTACTACAACCAATATACTGGGGGGGCATGGCAACAAACCCTTATGACTAATAACAACTACCAAGCTATATTCTTAGTAGGGGTCCCAGTAACTACAGATAACGATAGTATACAGTACAGGTACATGTGGGTACAAGGTCAAACACAATCTGCAACCCTTGCTACTATTCAGGCCCTTACACCTTCCTCATTAAATCTGGGACAATTGCCCACTATCTCTAATGAGTACGTATTCCTAACTAAGTTCATAATCAGGTACTCGGCTAATAATTGGCATGTAATTTCTATAGAGAACCTAACAGGTACTAGGTATAATCAAACTGCAGCACCCTCAGGTTCCTGGTTATCTACAGTAGCAGTAGACGGAGTAACCATCACTGGGGATGGGACATTAGATAATCCCCTGGTTGCATCTGCAGGACCCGGCTCAGGTACGGGAGTAGGAGAGAAAATATTTTTAAACAATAACTTTATATAAACTAAAACAATATGGCAGCAAACACAGCACCAATCTTTGTTAAAACCCCAAACATGGGGTTTGCAAGGACAATCGAAGCAAACACTGCTTCTGATGGTTCAGGAAACTTACTAACCCTCTTTACAGCAGCAACAGATGGCTCAAGGGTAGATAGCATCCTAATTAGAAACTCTCAAACTACTGCAGCTTTATCAACTGCCTTAGTTGTTAGAATCTTTGTTACAGATACCGGGGGAGCAAACCCTAAATTACTCGACGAAGTAGCAGTACCCGCAGCTACACGTTCAACTTCAGTTATAGGTACAGCAGCAAGCATCACATTCCCAGGAGGTCTATTCCTTAAATCCGGGCAATTACTTAAGGCATGTGCTTCAGTATTTGCAGCAGCATCACAGGTTGATATCATCGCTAAAGGTGGCGACTACTAGGCCATGCTAAAAAACTCTACTCAACTACAACGGAACCCAGGTATTGGCCAAAGAACCAACCTGGGTTCTCTTGACTGGTCCCAACCGGGTATGAATGACCCCATGACCTACCTAGACTACATGAACCCAAACCAGTTAGTACCTGGGCTCATGGATTTCATAAACCCAGTTGATTTAGGGGCTAATAAGATTTATGTATATGGTAATACAACACCCGTTAGTTCTGCTTACTGGGGTTCCGTATACCACCCTAATGGGAAAATCTATATGATACCTTACTCGGCAACTGAAGTTTGCGAAGTTGACCCAAATGTTGGTGATGCAATATTCTTTGGAGCAGCAGGTTCAGGTTCAACTAAATGGCGGGGGGGTTTTCTTGGTAAAGATGGGTTGATTTATTGTATTCCAAGTATAACTACACCTATTGGGATTATAAACCCATACACAAAAACAATAGATACTTCAAGTTTCACAAATGTTCTTGAAGGAAACTATAATGGGGGATGTTATGGACCTGATGGTTTATTTTATTTAACACCAGGAACATCATCTACAACATCTGTTCAGTGGATAGATACTGCCAATAGAACAACAGGAACATCTTTAATTCTTTCTGGAAGTGGTTATTATGGTGGAGCAATTATGGCACCAAACGGAAGAATATGGTTTATACCAAGAGATGATGATAATTGCGTTGTTTATGATGTATGGAAGAAAAGTTATGAACTTGTAGCGATGCCAACTAATGGATTTGCTTCTTTTGGCTATAAGGGTGGAGTGTTAGCACCAAATGGTTGTATTTATTGTGCTCCTGGCTCTGCAGATAGAGTTTTGGAGATAAATACACATACAAAGAAAGGAAGATTGATAGGATCTTATGTAAATGGGGGTACCCTAGCCTATACACAAGCAATCTATGCCCCAGATGGTTTCATCTATATGATTCCTGACTCCGCTGCCAATATACTTAAAGTAGATTGGATTAGAGGTACTACAGAAGAGATACCGGCTATGTCGGGTTCATCTAAATGGGGCCCAGGTTGTATAGATAAGAACGGGAAGTTCTGGTCCTCAACCTACAGTGGGGATAGTATCCTATGTATGGACTTCCAACAACTCCTAGACCAAAGAACTATGCTATGCCAACCTCTAAATTAAAATACCATGTTACAACAATACCCAGATGAATTAGTTAAGGAACTTTCTACATTACTGATTGAGTTCCAAACTTCAATTGAACACGTTTCAGATGTCACAGTACTAACCGATTTATCCGCAAAATATATAGCAGATAAAGAAGCTACCTTAATTAGGTACGGTATAACTCTATAGTTAACTTAGAGACTATTACATTAAAATTCTTTAACCTAATATTCACTAACAAAAACCAACATGAAAAAGTTTATTATCATCGCAACATTACTTGCCCTGTTTACACTACCCTCCTTTGCTGGGGACTCCACAGGGTTAATTACTACAGCCACTGATACT